TTCCGTGATATCAATTAAAGTTTCGTATACTTTTATGTTACTCATTTATTACTATATTTGTATAATATTAATTATCTTTACATCCGATTTAATGCCTGCTCCCTTAATCGTACCTCTGTATTCAATAACTCACCACAAACAGCAAGCACAACCCCATCATCAGGAGTTTGTTGACCAAAAGCAGAGCGAACAATGAAATGTGCTGTAGCGAGTCGGTCATGCACTTGAATCATAGCGTCCCGTATATGTCCGTCTACTTTATCGTGTAGCTCCAACACATCTCCAAAACTCTCACAATTCAAATACGGCTTAGATGCCTTCATACTATCCCTCTCTAAAGCAATTTAACTAAATTAAACAAAAACGAAAATATAGATATGGTAACGGCGATATAAGAGATGGCTCTACTGCGTTTTGCTACTATATAAGCCTCTCTTAATTGATCTCTTTGTATTTTATACTCAAAATGATCTAAAGCTGACACTTCAGGAATCCTTTCAATAAAATCTGGGCACTCCCTAAATTCATACACTTCATGCTCAGGGAGGCGCAATTGATACCACAGACACACGCCTGCATATTTATTTTCTCTACGGTCTGAAGGATACTTATTCCAAAGTCCACACCGACCACATCTTGCCATACCCCTGATCTAACACAATACCCTTTACCGAACTAACTTTTACTATTTTACACTTAGTGCTGATCTCCACATTCCCATCGAGTCTACTTCGCTCATCTCACTGTGCCACGGCAACATACGATAGTCGTGCGTCCTGACCCGTCGCTTGAGCGTCCGAATCCGCGTGAGCGCACCATCCAAGTCGCCAAACACTGAAAGGCCACCGTAGTACGTTGGGACATGCACAACCTTTGTTTCGAGGTTACGAGCTATTACATAATACAACTTCATGGCCCGCTACCCACCCTAGTCAAGAATTAACTACCACCGTAGCACCAACGGAATACTAAATCAAGGAAGAAGTTAAGCGTGAATGTAGGCGTCAAAGAAGGGAGTGACTTGAATCAATTTCCAGTGCTGGGCTTCGGCATACGAAACAGCTTTAGCCTCTTCGTCAAAAAACTCACTAGCCATAGTCCAGCCGGGAAAACCTTGCTTATCGTAGTAGTCGAAATCTTCTTGGGTCCCACTCACTAAACGGAGGGCACTCACGTTCGGTAAACCGGGGTAGTGCCGATAGGATATCCAAAAGAAAATCAAACTTTAAAACTCCGATTCATTACTTCATCCAACGCTGAGAATACCGCAACCACTAAAGACTTAGAAACCTTTTCCAGGGTATCCACATTTCCATCAGGTTTCACGCGATTCAATAAGACCTGAATCTCCTCGCTCTTTAATTGGTTTATTAAAATAGACCACCCAAACGAGTTAATAAATTTAATCGCGTTATCCATCGCCTGTGCTGGTTCTAAACGAATCTTATGATTTTTATAAATAGAGGCAATTAAAACACTCAAAGGTTGATCGACATAAACGGACGGGGGTGAAATAAACAAAGGTGAAACTACAGGCTTCTCTTTCTTTCGACGTAATCTAACAGTAGATTTAACTTTCTCTTCTACCTTTAACTTTTTGTAACGAGCGCCATAATCTTTAGCAAGTCTCATTTTAACATCCTCAATAATTACTTATAAATAATTCAGCATGTGTTCCGCGATTACCCCCTGCAGACACAGACGTTATTGTAGAAATCGTCCTAATTTCAAAATCTTTAAAGAGTGTTCGTATTGGCTCACAGTTTGAATTGCTTAAAGCAAACAAAACTCCTTTTGAATTCAAACACGTGCAAATATCTCGTAGTTGTTCATGATTTGTATACGCAAACTGATTCCTGTTGTACCCCACGTAAGAGGCATCATCTATTTTATAATAGGGGGGATCAAAATAAATGAAGTCGCCTTTTGAACATTGTGAAATGGCTGAAGCATAGTCTGAGTGACTTACTGTGGCATTGAGTAATAACTCACTGCATGTCTTAATTATAGGGTAATCCTTGTGCGGTTGTCCACTACGCTTACCGAAAGGGCCGTTGAATCGACCTTTACTATTAACGCGGTAAAGACCGTTATACCCACATTTATTTAAGTAAATAAACTGAGCCGCTTGTCTTGGGCTAAACCCCTCTCTGTCGTTGAATTGCTCTCTAATAAGGTAGTAGTCAGACTCAGAATTATTTAACTGCTCTAACTCTTCGCACACATCATCGCAGCACTCTTTAACATTAATAACAGTATCAATGAGTGGCTTTTCTAAATCAGACAGAAACGAGGGATCGTGATGCTCATTTAGATGAACTACACAACTCCCCGCAAAAGGTTCGTAATACTTATTATAAGAACTTGGAAACAAAGGAAGTATCTTTTGGATACTTTTATTCTTGCCCCCAACCCACTTTAAAAAAGATCTTTGAACGCTTTTATTAGAGTTCTTCTTCTTTACCATCTTTTTCATTTGCTGAAGTTGAAAACTCAGCAAAGTCCTCTAGAGTAAATTCTTCTTTAGAAGGTATTTTTATTTCTTTAGGCTCAGGCAACGCAATAAAATCATCTAAAGACGCCTCAACCATAGCTTCTGAAATTAAAAGCTTCTGTTCATCGGTCCACCCATCAATAACCTGGGTAGTAATCTGAACCTCAACCTTCTCAGCTTCTTTATGTAGAAGTCCACTGTTCTGCAATAGTTTAATTTGTTCTTTTCGAGTGTTACGAACAGCATCAAGAAATTTTACACGTCGGGAATCGCCTTGGGGGAGGGTAGCTACTTGTGCCCAAGCGTCCTTTTCAATAGCACTGTAAACATTTAAAGTGTCCCCCACGAAATCCTTCTGATTAAACTCTTCTACGTATTTATTATTGGCTTTACGAATAGCCTCTATGTCTTTGGCCACAGTGTCGGTTGATACACTGAGACGCTTCGCTACTTCAGCGGTGGTTAACCCCTGAAGACGTAATTGGATAACGTTTATCCTACGTCGTTCAATCACATCTTGGTGGGTCATCATCAACAATTGTTTTTGTTTAAGTCTATCGTCGTCCTTTGACGTAACTGGGGTGCGCGCCATATTACCTCCTAGATAAACTCAAAGTTAAAAGCTCGTTTTCTACGCTCTAGTGCCACACACAAATAATTCCACGAGTGGAGAAGGTGAGGATCTAATCCTAGATACGTCCAACGATACCTGTAATTAGTAGGATCATTTTTATTCTGCACTAACTCTCTACAAATAGAACGTAGGTGAAGAAACAATTGGTCTTTGCAAACAAACTCAGGATCATAAGCCCCTGTCTTGGGGTTTCTAATCTCTTGAATCAACCCTTTTGGATTAGGGCACTCTACACGACGCTTGGCCCACTGTCTAAGAGCATAATCAATGCTCTTATAGCGATCTAAAAACACTACCCATTTAAATTTGAGATCTTCACTATTCTTTCTACTAGCGTTAGCCGCCGATTTAATATTCCTATCTGACCACTTCACCATCTCTTGACTCTCACGGTAGTAAGCCAGGAAAACACGTCCAGGAAACGCTCTGGCGAAGTCTTTGGCCTCATTAGCATTAGGTAATGCATCTAAGACGCATAAATCTACGTCATACTCCGTCATCAACGCATATAACCGTTTAAACGGAGTAATAACGTTTCCATCAACTTTGTATTTTGAACTTTTGTTATCTACTACCTCTACATGAATGAGTCTTTTTTTATTATCAATGTTCTTTGCAATGACTACATGAAGATCTCCAGAGCGTTGATCAACCCCCATACAGGTATTAGTCATATCAGAGCCCCAACTAACATCCGTATTTACACACGCCATTAATTCATCATTAGTAGCTCCAATATTAGACTCATCTACATAGGGCCTGCCTAAAGTAGCGTTATAAAACTCCTTAGGGTTATCTGTGGTGATGTAACGCTCCCATATCTGTTTAGCGTTTCTCGTCGCTGAAAGCATTTGATGAATGTGAAAACTGGCATGGTCTGACGTAGGGTTGTGTTCAATGTATTCCCCCTCCTGAGCTACAAGATCTTCTTTCTTACACTTAGGGCACACATAAAAATACTCAGGTTTCCCAGATTTTAAATTTGTTCTTTGCCCAACACATTCAGGAAACACATCAGAAAGAATCACCCCATCGGGACAATTACAGTTCGTGTGCCACGTATTTTGAGTACCCATCATAAATGCTTTATCGATAGCATCGTTGGGATAACCTGCCGTACTCACCTTATAAAGCTCTGGGTGGGGAGAACCACTTAAACGCTCTTCTAATTGGTTAATTGTGGGAGGGGCCATCAAGCGAACCTCATCCATACACAAAATGTCCATGGGTGTAGAATCCATTGTCGCCACACCACCAGTATACGACAAATACAGTGAACTACTCCCGAATTGAACTAGATCAATGCTAGGAACCCCGGATAAATTTTCTCTAAATTCAGGTATTTCATAAATTAAAGGACGCAACCTATCTTTAGAAAACTTAGCCACAGAATCAAAAACCGGAAAATAAAACCCACCCTTAATTGGGATCTTGTTTTTGACATGTTCGGCGTATCGCAGTCGATGAAGCACCTTTAAAATCATCCAGATGGTAAGTCCCACCTGAGTACATTTTCTCACAGAGATCCTGGGATTATCACAAAGGTAAATCCCTTTAAGAAAGGCACGATTCTTAAACGTAAAGGGTCTGTGATCTACTTTGAAATTGTTTATGGCGCACCAGGCACCTAGATTCTCCATCCTAAGCGCATCAATCTGGGCTTCATTAAGCCCCCCACTGGGTAACGAAACTGTGCTCATTAAGCACCCGCAAACTCATCATCAAAATCCACGTGGGATGGATGTTTAGGGCGGTATTTACTGTGCGGAGAATAAACAACATCATCCTCCAGGTAATAAACCTTATTAGCTGCATTAGCTAAACTCTTGTTTAAGGACTTCTCAAACGAAGCCACAATAACCTCTTTCCCTTTGTCCATGATCGGATCAACCATGTATACAAAGTCGCCGTCGCCGCTGATGAGGATGAAGGTATCGTAGTTATCTAAGTTCAAAAAAGCATCAGCCGTAATACCCACATCCCAATTCGTATTAGTGGCACTACGCTTATCTTGATCATAGTGAAGATTACGTTTCTTTACCCGAAACCCAAGATTCCTCAAAGTACTGAGAAAATTGGTCTGGTCGTGATTAGGAGAAGCAATTAAGTACGCAACACACGTAATAACGGGATCAGCCCCATCAGTAATGTCGTAGATGTATTCTTGAAGCTGTCGATAATCTACTCGATAACCGATCCCAAACGAATTTCTACAGGAGTACCAGAGGTTTTGAATATCTACTGCAACATAGTATCGCTTGCTCATAAGTCACACCTATTTATCTAGATTGTTTTCGTCACACGTGCAGTGCAGAAACACTTTGCCGCAGTCCCCACAACGTTCTACTTCTACTGACAAGTAACGTCTAAAAAACTTTTCGATGCGTTTAAACATTTTTCTTTTCCTACACTAAGAAACCTATCCAAAGTAACCACCACCACTTCTCGCACAAACAAAATAGCAGAGTGTTCTAACTCTGCTGATGGATCCATTGTAGGATGATCAATGGAAAACCAGAACGAAGCTTTCATTAAACAAAACACAGGAAAGTAATTTTTAGTAAAAATCAAAAGAGGAATTTTATTCTCAGGGCACTCCTCTACTGTTTGATTCCACCACTTCCACACCGGGCATTTATCAGAGGTAAAGATGGTAAAGAACTTCCCCAAGGCTTCTTGGTTCTTACACTCCACGTGAAAGGGCCATGTCTCATCAGGAGTACTCAGGTCTCCCGCTAAATTATAATCGTACTTAAGAGCGGACCCCCCTGACATAGGCGTCCTAAAGAATTTGGAATCCCAAAACCCCTCTAGCGACTTCCCTATTCTACGCTCAAAGGAACTTCCCTTGTTTTTAGCCTTTTTACCAGCACGGGATCGAGAAGTAACTATGCCAATATCATCGGGAACACTTGGTATAAAATCAGACACTATATCCTACCACGCATATCTAAACTCATTTATACGCTTATTTTCATAAGCTTCGTACTACAGGATAACGGTAAAATACCTATCAGTGTCAAGGTTTGCTTCAAACCTTATCCTTGAAACAGCCCTGAATAATAGGAAACTAAGTAAATTATAGAAATCACAGATAAATCTAAATTGGAATCAAACTTTATTTTGACTACTGACGGATTCTCAGAAACCGACACCTCAATTTTATACTTTCTAAAGCTCCCTACCGCATCCACTGCAGAAAGTATCAAGTAATAGATACATAAGAAGGAGATAAACGTATAAACACCAGTAACCATGATTATCCTTTACGCGACCAAGCTCAGTCCAGACTCTCGTTTAACCAAAATTTCATCTGAGAAGTAACTCTTTAGCTCATCGCGATGCGTAATGACAAACACTGACGATTTCCGACGAGCTAAATCCTCTAAGACTTTAATAACGTAATAGAGACCTTCTGAATCCACCCCTTCAAATACCTCATCCAACAATAAAATATTAAATCGTTTCCCACTCCGAGACGCTAAGAAATCATTAAAGGCTAAAGCCACTGCTAAATCTATACGACGTTTCTCACCACCGCTGTTTCCTTCGTAAGACTCCGACGCATGGCGGTTAATGACTTCGATATTAAAATTCTCTCTGTATTCTCCTGAAGACAGTTGTTTTACAGTGGAAAACTTAGCTGTAATGCCACCATCCGTTAAAATCCCTAGATAGTGAGAAACTCGTTCATTTAAAAACGGCACAATCTTATCCAGTAAAAACGAACGTATTCCTTGTCTGGAAAAAGCAGTGCGCCAGAAAGAAAGGTTCTTAAACTCCTCATCATATTCTTCAAGAAACCCCTTGAAACTTTCTTTCTCAGTACCTAATTTTTCGATGTACTCATCGACATTAGCTACGATCTCCACCCACGGATTATCCTCTCCCTCTATCTCTTTACACTGTTGAGCCCGAATCGACGCCGTTTCCTCAACGTGTTTAATCTTTAGCTCCAACGCGTCTATGGTGCGTTGGGCAGTGTGAGACTCGTTGATACGCTCCCTACACGTAGTGATAACTTCATTAATGCTACTAACCGTCTCATCAACAGCCTCTTTATCTACTCCGTGTTTATCTATCAGACCTTTAATTTGTTTAGACAAAGACGCCACACTTCGTTCCCTGTCTGCGATCTCAAACCCAAGCCCGTCTCGCTCATTCCCTAACTGAGCTTTAGTGATAAGGCTCGCACAGTATTGACACCGCTCCCCAACATCCGATCCATCGCTTAAACCATCTAACTGTCTCTGGTGCTTCCCAATATCGGATCGAATAGAACGCACTGTAACCAACAACTTAGTTTTACGTTCATCTAACGCATCTTTTAAAGAAACCAACTCATCCGTTTGACCTTGAAGAAGCTCATTACAAGAATCTATTGTTTCCTCTAATTCTGTAACCGATATGTAATTACCCTTTTGAATCTCCAAATCTTGTTGTAAAGGCTCAAGCGAGAGAAGTAACTGATCACGTTCTCCTAATACATCTGCTATCCGACTATCCCTACGTTGTTCAAATTGATCAGAACTTAAAGAAGCTCCTGTACGGCGCTTAAGAGCCTCTGTTAATTTAGTCTCAACCGACTCCAAGGCTTGTCTCTTGAGAGCAACACTAGCTTCTAGTTCAGCTAACCTCTCTTTTGTTTTAGAAAACGCTTCTCCAAAAATCTCCAAAGAAAGAACTTTTTCTAAAGTCTCTTTCTTCTCAGAGTCAGTCATCTCAGAGAATCGTTTAAGGTTTTTCGAATGGCCCTGACCAAAAACAATGGCATTAGAAAAGGAAGTTTTATCCATCCCCACAATGTTTTCAATGTACGCTTGGGTTTCACGATTATCCTTACCTCTAGAATCTACATCATTGATATAGAGGTAAAGATTATTCTTTTTCTTCGAGTGTTTCCTGTACCGCTCTACTCTGTATTGCTTCCCATTTTCCTCTAGTTCTAAAATTACAGAGCAATTCTTACCCACATTTCTATTAACTACATCATCCGCTGATTTAAGATTGCGAAGAGTGTCGCCAAACAACGCCCAGTAAATCCCCTCAATTAATGTAGACTTACCCGAACCATTACTGATGGAAGTGGTGTCGTCTGCGTTTTCACCTGCAATACGCACCAACCCCCGGTCTTGGAGTTGAATTTCAGCTTTTGATATAATTAAAAAATTCTCTAAACTTACAGATAATAAATCCACTATTTATACCTTATATTTAAACAACCATTTCCACCGTTTCCTATACGGTAAATACTCTAAATCATTTTCAGTAAAATACGCTTCTTGCTCTGCTCTCGTTCTGTAATACGCCTTATTATTGCCAGACGTATAGACGCCTCCTCGCGGAGTAGATTGATCTCGCCAATCATTTTTGTACTTAAAGTGGCCTTTTATATAGTCCCAAATATAAACAAGCAGGGTACCGATAAAAAGTAAATCTAAGCATTGCTGAAAGTGAGTGGTCTCATGTCGTTTAGTTCGCTCACTTATAGACGATTTACAAAACACTACAGGGCCCAAGCAAATTGCTCCGATATTTACGGGACTCACCTTAGACAACCACCCCGGAATCCGACTGTTCTCTATAAACACTGGTTTCAAATTCTTAAACATCTCAACCACGGTCTAACAAGACGAATACCGGCGTATGATCTCCCATACGCGCACCAATAACATTGAATTCCATAAATTCTACAGCATCACCGTAAGTCATTTTGTCGCGTTGTATGAGAAACTCTACACATGCATCATAATCATAAACAGCTAATGAGCTACTTCCACACGTCATCCCAATAAAGCATGATTCAAATCCATCAGCTAACAACGCATCTGGGTTAACTTCAGACAAATGCTCTTTAACTGACATTGGTACGCCAACCAATTTCATCCCACTGCCACCTATCCTTTTTATTATCTAACCATTTAGCCCACCGACTATCTTGTAGCCTAAAACACTCTACTAACGACGGAAACTCTATAAACAAATCCTGGTCAGTAAGCATCAAGATGATAATTTGATCTTCCAGCCCTGCCACATCCCACTTCTTACGGGTGATATGCATGTGCGTATGCGCCCCGTGATACTTCTTGGTAAAGAGATCGTCGTAGACTGCTCTAATGGGCTCCCCCACATCATCCACCGGAAACACGAGGGGAAGTCCGGTACGGGCGGCTAACGCCTTTAGAATGCGTAGCAGAGCAACCACCTGTCCTTTATACATTCCTAACATAGTTTTCTTAGTGTGGTGGAATCGAGGGGTGATGACAGGGCGTAAGATGTTGCTGCTCTTAAAATACCGATCTGCGTATTTAGTATAGACCGCATTACTTAAATCGAAGCTAGAAACTGAAGCCCTATTCGCTTTGGTCCCCGCATGGGCTCCCCGATACAAACCTGGATCAAGCCACTCAAAAACCTTAACTACACCTGTCTCTTTATCAGGATTATCAATCCCAAAGCAGGAAGAATAACCACGACTTTTTAATATACGAAAAGCAGATTTAGCACTCAGGGCTGCATCCCAGTGAATCGTTCCTAACAAATACGCATACGCAGAATTAGTATGTAAGAGATCATCAATAGGTCTAGGCCAGTGGTAATAACCCTTCTTCGTAGAATCTACAAAAGACAAACTGTTAACTTCATCAAAGCTTACAATCTCTACACCAGGAACAGGAATCTTATCCCCGGCAAAGATCATATAGTCATGCGTCGTTACGGGCTCTGAGGCAGTCTCTACAGGCTGAAGGGACTCCACATATGTCATCATGCGACGATAAGTTGATGGTCCCAAAAATCCATCAATATCACTCGGGCTGTCATCACCAAATACAGCGATTTGAATGGACACGATGGCGTTTACAAAATCACCATCGTCTTCGGGATAAACTGTCCCTTCAACAGCAGCATGATCAATAGCCCAGGAAAAAACCCACTCCCGATCTTTTCTTATTTTTTTTAAAAAACTATCGCTGTATTTAGTGGCTTGAGGATAATTAATGATCATGTGTGGCCTCTTGGATTATTGCCTTACCTATTTGAAGCAACTTATCTACATCAAAGCCTTTCGTGTCTACCACATCTGACTTGATGTAGTCCTCTAAAACACCCCCTACACCCTTCCCTTCTTTAAACTCAATGCGCTCAGGAGAATCCTCATCCACATCCGGGGGGGTAATTCTAAACTCTAGAGATAACGCACCGGCTTCAGTGAACGTAGTAAACACCATATCCTTTACGTCATCAGATGGGGAAGACGACAAAACAACTCGTACAAAACAATTACGCACATCCAACAAATCAAAGTTTTCTAAATCTTCAAAAACTACAAAACGAGGAGCTACAGTAGGTACACGTTCCATCGACCAATTAGAGGTGTCAAGAATAACAAAGGACTTCTCAAAGCCTGCATCATCCCACCTATGCTGCATAGCAGAGCCAATGTAATTAAACTTCTCTCCAAGTTGTTGGCCGATGTGGTAATGGCCCCCAAAGATAATGTCCCATTTATCAGGCTTAAGCATATCCACACTAAGCTCACAGGGAAGGACATAATCCGAAGGTCCAATCTTCGCACCAGCTATCCCGTAATGCATCAATAAGATGGTTTTAGAAACACCCTTAGGCTTCTGCTCCAACCCCTTAACAATATACTGAGCTATAAGTTCCCCATCGTCATAATAAGGTACCCCAAACAAAGCGGTGTCAGAATTCAATTTTACCCATTGAGGTTCTTGAAAAATAAAACACGACTCCGTTTGAAATCTTTGGAGTGCATGAATCGTCCCAGACTTATTCGCCTGATCATGATTACCAGGAATCATGTAAGTAGGGATACTCAACGACTGCGTGCTTATCACTTCATGAATACGATTATAGGTATCGACATCAATGCTTTTACGGCGATCAAAGAGATCCCCACCAAACAAAACATAATCAACCCCACGCTTAACCCCTTCCGTATACACCTGACGAATAACGCTAACCGCATCTTCCACACGACTATTCCGACCGTGTTCGTCTATGGTCCCATTTTTAAAAGGGTGTGCGTGTAAATCAGAAAATAGTGCAATCTTCATACGCAACTAAAGTAGGCAACGCAAAAGCCTTTCTCGCAGATACCTGCCCAACACTGACCCGACCCACACTCACGGTTTACACGACAAGGTGTCGTTTCATAATCATAAGACACAGGCTCTCCCTCGTAAGGAGTAATAAAAAGAACCACAGCAGCTAACAACCACATTAGTTCTCTCCTTTCGGGAGGTGCCCAGAGATGGATGGATCAGCAATTAATTGATAAAGCTTCTCCGTAACAATTAACTTTAAGTTTTCAAATTCTTCATCATACGTATCGTGATTAACTTCTGATTCAATAGAAACATCCATTCGTACAAATTCAAAGTTTCCAAGATTTATAGTTCTACCAAGTGATATAGTAATATTCTTTATATTCATTAATTACATTAAACCTTCTCTTATTTTATTTTCTAATTCTTCAAAAATACCTTTGTTTTCCTCTGATAAAAGATACTCAACTGCTTTTACTTTTCCGTGACCAATCTGCTGTCCGTTATACGAAAACCACGCACCAGATTTATCTATGAGTCCGTAGTCCACTGCAAAATCAAATAGATCCCCTGCCGCATCTAACCCCTGTCCAAACAAAATAGACGCAGTACACTCTCTGAAAGGGGGGGCAAGCTTGTTTTTCACAACCTTAATCTTCACCACGTTCCCAATAACTTCCTCCCCTCGCTTAATCGAGGTCACACGACGAATAGACGCTCTAACGGAGCAATAAAACTTCAAAGCGTTTCCACCTGGAGTCGTTTCATTGCTTCCATACACCACCCCTATTTTTTGACGTGTCTGATTCAAGAACATCAAACAGGTAGAGGTCTTATGGACAATGGCCGTTAACTTACGTAATGCCTGACTCATCATGCGAGCCTGAAGACCCATGTGGTTCTTCTCCATGCTCCCTTCAATCTCAGCTTTAGGGGTTAGCGCAGCAACAGAATCCACCACAACCAAGTCCACAAGATTGGCACGAACAATGTCTTCGATGATATCTAATGCCTGCTCGCCGTAATCAGGTTGGGAGAATAAGAGCTTGTCGGTGTCTATGCCTACTGCACTTGCATACTTCAAATCTAACGCGTGCTCAGCATCAATAAAAGCGGCTGTACCACCTGACTTCTGACACTCGGCAATCGCATGGAGCGTAAGGGTCGTTTTACCCGCAGATTCTGGACCGAATATCTCCATCACTCTACCGCGAGGGTAACCACCTACTCCAAGTATGTGATCGATAGCCAAAGACCCTGAAGAAATGACCGGTACGTCTTTACACGTAGGAGCTTCTCCCATGATCATAAGGCTGCCGTCCCCATGCTTTTTAGAGACGGCAGCCATTAACCCAGCTAATTCAGATACCTTAGTTCCAGAAGACTCTACTTTTTTTGATTTAGCCACTGTGAGAAGCCTCCATATTAAACAACTGCTGTCTAACGTCTTCCAACTTCCCCAACAGTACACTTTGAAGAGAAATACCTTCGGAAGTGGCCATTTTTGCTACCCACGCCTCTAAAGTATCTTGTAAAGGAATTATAGTACGATCAGGAGAAAGAGATGTTCCCAATTCCCAAATCTCAAAAAGAAGAGACTCCAACTCCGTCTGGTACCGTTCCTCCTCCGAAAAACAATCGGGGGGGATACTACTCTCCCACGCAAACTCACGCTTTTCTTTTTGTTTAGTAAATTTATAAACACGACGATTACAAGCAGACCCTGTTACCAAGGGCCCCCCGTTAGCCACCAAAATTGCTGCTACGCTATCCCAAAAATGACTTTTGTTAGCCTTATGATTCTGCCTTTTATAAAGATCTTTAATGTTCTTTATTAAAGAACCTTCTAAAACCTCAAAAAGCAATTCATCGTCTTCAACAGTCCATCGATGAGCTTTCGTATTTTTCTTTCTACTCACCCGACCCCCCTTATTTTCTGTTGCCAGCGACGACTTTCTTTAATTCCTCAAGCTTCTTCTTTACATCGTCACGCTTGTGGTCATCTGATGCATCTTCGGTTGAAGATTCTTCTTCAAAATCATTTTCCCAACTATCAGAAGTCTGAGGTGAATCCTCAGGAGGGTCCTCAAAAAACTCTTCCGCAGGAGAAGTAGTCGCCTGTGGAGCATCTTCAAACTCTTCCTCCACCTTCTGTGGCTCGCCCTGCGTTAATTGAGAGACGTCAGGAGAAGAAGGAAGCTCACCCTTACGCGGATCAAACTCTCCTTCAGCAATCAACTTCTGATCTGTATAAGTAAATAACCGAGGAGGATAAATCTCATCCAAATTATGGAGATGATCTAACGCTTCCATGTGCTCTAACGCACTGGGATTAGCCCCCGGAGTAACTTTATACTTGATAAAAGAACTGGGGCCGTCCGATACCCTCTCTGCCGAAACCTTGAAGTTACGACCACTGACGGGATTAGTGACATCCCCATAATCGGAATCCTTGAAGTACCTCATCAAATCCATAAACACAGCCCAGGTATACTGCCAAAGCTGAACTTTAGGACTCCCGTCTTCATTGATAGGATCCTGTACATCAATAACGTTACTCATTACTGATGCAGACGCTCTCATACGACTGGCTTGAGCTTTCTTTCTGGGATCGCCCGAGTTGTAATACTCGCTCACCAGATCACAAAAGTAACACTCCGTATCCCCGTGAGCATTAGCACAAGAAAGAGGAGGACCACTGCTCCCGGCAGGAACGCCCCAATGTTGTTTCCTCACGGTGTAAAACTTTGTATCAGTTTTACCTCGCAAAATACGTAATACCTTGGATGTTCCCGCAGCGATTTTAATACGCTCCGCTTTCTTCCGACGACCAAATTTACGCTCGTCCTCAAACATTCCATCGAGATCTAATTTTACAAAGTCTTCGTTGCTCATTTTAAGTTTCCAGTGTCCTTACTTCATTAAAAGTTTTTCTGTTATCTGCACCCGCATTAATCAAAGCTTGAAGCTTGTGATTCAACGCTTGGCATGTTGCTTTAAAAAGTTGTTTGTTTCTTTTTGCTTCTATTAAATTTAATTTTATTTCTTGATATTGCGGATCAGTAATTACAGAGTTTTCGATTTTCTTTTCTGTAATGCGCTCACCAGCAGCTTGAAATTCTCCCCTCCTTTGTTGGTCTAACACGGCATACAATCGATCTAACTGATACTCGATGAGACGTTCCTCAGCCTCCGCATCAGCAGATAAAAACCCATAAGAGGCTACTAGCTCAGACTGTCTGAGAAACTCTCCCTGTAGGTCCGAATGATCAATTTTTACATCTTCAAGGGGATTAAGATTCCCATAAAGATCAGTTAAGTCAAATGGTTTATCCAATATTTTTAATATGCGTTCTTCCACTCTACCACTCCTGTTTTGCACCCCAGGATTGATCGCTATAAGACACTTCCGCGATGATAGGAACGCTGAAATTCCAATCTTCAAACGCCTTAACCACCTGGGGCATCAAATTAAGTTCTTCTAGGTGCCAATAAAACACAATCTCATCATGGATATTCATCACCATCTTAGTCCGTTTACCTTTAAGAACCTCATGGCAGCGCACCAAAATAATCTTAAACATATCAGCCGCAGTTGACTGAATAACGAAGTTAACGGCTTGTCTATACCCACGCTCTCTAGCCCACTCTTCCAGATCAGCAGTCTTTAACGAATCCAACCTTCGAATACGACCAAAGTAATTCTTTACAAAGCCATGCTTCTTGGCCAGACGTTTATACTTGGTAATAAACTTAGCCACACCAGCATAGCGCTTCATGTAAGCGTCGATATATTGAGTCGCAATAGTAGGGGAGATCTCCAGCGTCTCTGCCAACTTTGAGGCCCCCATCCCATAAACAATTCCAAAGTTTATAGGCTTAGCGGTCTCTCTCTGTGCTTTAGTTACATCTCCAATAGCTACATCAAAAATCTCAGCCGCAGTACGGTTATGGATGTCTTCTTGCGTCATGTAAGCATTCATAAGAATCGGATCTTTGGAGTAGTGAGCAAGAACCCTCAATTCAATCTGAGAGAGATCGATAGGTACAACCAAGTACTCCGCAGACGGGGGAGTAAACGCATCACGTATCCCCGCGCTTCTGGGAATCACTTGAAGGCTGGGAGATTTACACGTCAAACGACCAGTAACAGCAACTGCTTGCCTATAACTACAGTGAATAAAGCTGTTCTCGTCACAAAAACCACATAACGGATCGGTATACGTATGCTTTAACTTGTATTGTTCTCGAAACTTTAAAAGCTTCTTTACAAAAGGAAAACGCGCAGCCACTCCTTTTAAAGCTTTGGCGTTAGTAGCCATGCGCCCTGTCGGCGTATATTGGCGTGTATGAATTCCCTTACTTTGTAGAACTTTTCCTAGCTGCGAAGGGCTATTTAAATCAAAATCTTGTCCCGCAAGCTCTATAACTTCTTTACGCAAATCATCAATCTTCTCTCCCAACGTGGCTGATCTCTCTAACAAAAGGGGTTGGTCTACATACGCACCAAACTGTTCCATTGCACACAGGGCAGGTAATAAATCCAACTCCCGTTGATAAACCTTCTGCACCCCCTCAGACTCCGAAATCTGGGGTTCAAAATATTCATACAATTTCAATGTGTACAGTGTGTCTCGACAGGCATACTGAACCATTAAATTTATAGGAATGTTCTCAAACCCAAATTCTTTAATTTTAATCTTTAAACTTCGCGCTAACTTCTTTCGAATCTGATCAATGATCTTTTCATACTCATGAGCACTGGGGTCAACAAATCTAACCGCTAAATCCTTTAGTTTATGACTCTCATTTTCATCCAAAACATAATGCATCAACATCGTGTCATGAACTTCCCCACCAACCTCAATCCCTTCTTTAACAAGCTTGTGATAATCAAATTTATAATTATGGAAGACGTACTTCTTATCTAAACAAGAAAACATCTGATTTAAGATATCTTTACAATCCACCACACGCAGTTGAGTCTCTTCACTCAAGTGGCGCATGGGGATGTAGTAGTTGTGGGCATCAGACCATGAGAATGAAATACCTATGATCTGGTCCTTCCACCGCAAACCAGTGGTTTCAGTGTCTACCGCTATTACTTTCGGATCGTCATGTAAAAACTGAGCATGCACAGCCTGGAGATGGATCAAGTTATCTATTCGGATAAAGGTATACCCAGACGCATCTGATAACTCAGAAAAATCAATCGATTCTAAAACAGACTGAACGATGTCTTCTTTAGATTTTTGCTTTTTCAAGGGCTGCTTTTTCGCGATCCCTGAAATGTTTTCTGTCATCATCTAATGCTCTTTTTTTAAGAGATTTTGTACGTTGGGCTACGTCCATAGACATTTTAAATGACGGAGCCGATAATCTAACTTCTAAGTTCCCTTCGCCACACTCATGACATTTTAACGAATCACGATCTGCACTGCGATACCTATACTCCAACACGTCATCGCATTCAGGGCACCAAAAGTTATTACAAATCATATAGTAGTCCCATAAACCGATTTAAGCGCTGAAAGAACTTTATCTAATTCAATCAAATTACTAATTTTAACCACCCACATAATAAACTCAGGCATACTCAGTCGCTCATTCTCATAAAGATACCGGCACAACATATCATTTTGATGAAGGATCTCGGCAACCTCATCTGAGATGTAAACCAAAACACTCTTCTGACGTCTGGTGTCCACTTTTGCCAGGTAATCACCATTGGTATTGTAAAACGTATGCAAGCACTTTGTAGCCTTTGTTTCATACCCCAAATCTAATGCAGCTTGTCGTAAAGTCGAAACAAACTGGTCACGGGGATATCCTTTATCTACATAATCTAATTTTGCTGGTTTTCTATAACCTCGTTTTTGAGCTTTCTTTTCTTTTTTCTCTTCTTCAAAAAACTCTTTTTTAAGTTTAGAAACTCCACGTGAATACTTAGCTACATTACGATTGAAAATCTTTTCCTTTTCTTTTCGTAAATCTCTAAGACCACGGCTAACTTCATAAGTGTCCTTGCAGTCCGCCCGCAACAAACAATCCATGTGAGGGCAAACTGTCTTATCTTCGTCGTAAAACTCTAACCCAAAACAATCGGGGTTCATCTATCCCCGACCCAACTTTTCATTGTAATACTTACGAACAATATCCCTGATAAGCTCAGAGGAATTCATACCTAAAGAACCACAGTCTATCTCTAATTGTTTAAAATCTACAGACGAAACATACACCTGTAATTTGACTTTTTTATGAACTGAATGACTTCTTGCTGCCATCACTAAAATATTATCCTCCGCGAATAGTTATACTACAAGCACTATACTCATGTAATCACATAGTAATACCAGTTGTCAATACAAAACTTACCAGCTAAGCTGATCAACCTTGTATAAGCTGTGCTTAACACTCCCCACGGGAACGGCTCCTTTAATTAGGTATTGATTCTCTACAGCGCTTCTATCGCCAGCATCCCGGTCGTCTGGGTGGAGAACCGTATAACAGGAAGCACTTATCTTTTGAGCACACTCATCAACTGCTGGATACGCATCTTTATCCCAATAAAAAATAACTTTTTTAAACTTACCCAATAGTGATGTCTGGGCTTGGGATAATTTTTTCCCAAACGACGCAACAACAGGGGCAACGGTACTGACGTTAATGGCATCAAATACCCCTTCCGTTAAAATAACCCAGTCGGAATTTACATTATCGTAATTAAATAAAAAATCAGACTGCTTAGTCCCTTTCGGGTTTAGATACTTTCGCTTGTCCAACCCTGATAAATCCCGCGCTACAAAAGTAACCACCTCCCCACCGAAGTAACACGGCACCACTATACGCCCAGAGAAGGGTCCTTCGTAGCAGTAACGGATATCAAACGACTCCACCTGTCTCCGAACCAACGAACGGCCTTCTAGATACTCGTATGCAGCTTGAATCTGCTTATCTACGCTAGGGATACCCGTCTGTTGAATTATGGAAGCAAACTCTACCCCCAAATTCATGGATCCAAAAGACACATCAGCTATTTCATCATTGTCTTCACTCAGAATGGATTCGAGGATCTCCTGCACTGGGTTCCCTATAAGGGTGGCATTTTCATCAGCCCACTTAGCAACCTCTCCTACAGAGATCCGCTCCAGATCAGAGATAAACTTAATAGGTCCTCGTGGGCTGTAATTACAGCGGTGACAATAGGGGAGACCTTCAGACAACAAGATATAAAGATGGTAGCTTCTGTCATTACAAAAAGGACACTGAACTCTAACTCGCGTCTCTTCGGACGTATGTAAAACAGTATCAAAACGAGAATGTACGTATTCTCGAAAATCAAAACCGTCTAAAAACTCATCTCGACGCATTATAAACTTACCAACAACATGTTCTGATCACATAAATCACAAACAGGGTAATGCGACTTTAAGTTGTTCTTTCTCATAAAGAAGGATCTACAAGAACTGCACACATATTTATACTTGTACTCTCTAACTTCCTTACAATATAAAAACTCGTCAAATGTATTAGGTATTACTTTTTCTAAAATAGACTCCTGTCTATCTCTTAAAGATAGGTAATAATCATAAAATATCTTTCCGTGGGTTGGCCCGAGTATAATATGCCCCACTTCATGCAAAATAGTGCTTTTGTAATCATCGGGATATCGATGGTGGTAGGGGTCGTACATCACAATTAAATCTTTTGCAGGATAAGCGTGGGCCGCTACAGAATATTTATGCTTGCCACGTCGAATATCGATATGACTTATATTCCACTCAGGAACAAACAAAGAACACAATCGTGATAATTCTTCCTTTAAACAATCTTCTTCAAACGGAAAGATCATCTTCATGATTAGCTCCCCAGGACAAATTTACCGTGAGCAAAGTCGGTGTTTATCAAAGCCTCTACCCCCGCCGTACTATCTCGGTTCTTCGTCAACAATAAACGCATTTGTTCGTTTTGCTTCTCCTGCTTCGTCTGGCACAAAGCAACAATCACATCAGCAATCATAGCTTTGCCAAAATCTTCAGAAATATCCG